TTGCAAACTTAATAAAATTTGCATTTGTCATAACTATTCCTCGCTTTCATCTGTTTTTACTTCGACTGTTGTCTTTAATCTTTTAACGATTGATACTAAAAACTTCGGCAATGGGATTCCGATTTCCGAAAGGTTTTCAAGGATTGAAATTAATTCGTTGATGATAAACCAAATCGTCACAATCATGCCGATACAGTAGTTAATCCGCAGGTCGATTCCGCAGTTGACAAGTGCCGAGCTGATGAGATAATCTGCAACAATTCCGACCGCTACAGCTACGATATAGCCTACCTTTTTGATAATGCCTGTTACACCGACACGGCTGTTAAGCGTGTGACTGATGTATGCCTGCGCCATTCCTGTGATATAGTCGATAATCATTACCGCAATCATCACCGCAAACGGCACAAGCAAGATGTTAAGATATGCGACAATAGCACCGCATACCGTGGCAAATAATGCCTGTAAAATGTTTTCTTTCATTGTTTACACCTCGCTTTCTATCGGCTCGTCAACGGTTGGATTATCACCCCAAACTGCCATAACGGCATTGTAATATTCGTCTGACAGCACCGTTTTAAGCTGTTCTCTGCCCGATTTGCTGTTCATGTATGCATTGCGGATGTTACCGCCTACCTGCATTTCTTCACCGTTAAAGGTCAAAAACTGCTGTCTGAGTACCGAAACGCTGTCCTTTGTGAGCATATCGAGTGTGATTTTTTCTTTAAGTTCCATTATTTTTACCTCCGTTATTTAATTTTGTACAAGCAAATCACATTAATTTGCTCGCCGTCTGCAAATGTGTAAGCCGTCTTATCCTGAGTCGAAAACTGTAGCCAAGTGTTATTTTTCGGAATGGCAAATTTAAAGAGCTTGCCAAGGTTTGAAATACCGACACAAAAAACATTGTCCTCGGAAATACATTTGTACGGCAAATCAATCAGCGGATACATGCTATTGCCGCCAAGAGATACTGCGTTCATTTTGACCGTTGCACTGACGATTACGATGTCACCAATCGTCTTATATGTACAGTTTGCACTTTTGATTTTATCGGTGACGGTTGAATACGGTGTGAGTGTTGATGTACCACTTTCAATATTTGACGAATCGTATTTAGTTGCCAAGGCGGTTTTATCGGCTTTAACAAGTAGAGCGCTGTAAACCGCTCCGCTTGTGAGATAACACGGGCTGTTATTTTTTGGTTCGCTGTCGAACGGCATTGAATCGAGCTTTCGGGCAAGTTTTTTATCTGTTTCTTCTCGTGTATATGCGTCTGAAATGCCGTACCCTGCGAGAGTATTGGCTTTATCAGCTTTTTTTGCAAGATTTGTGTCGACTGTATCAAGCCTTGCCCCAAGTGAATTAGAACCACCTCTTGCCGTGGCTATTTCGGTTTCAAGTGCAATTGCCCCGTCTGTTGCCCGTTCAATCCCCTCGTCCATATGGTTGAGGTTGTCGGCATTGAGGGGCGGAGCAGAGCCGTTCACAAAGACAATTTTATTGTATTTGTTCATTTTCTTTTACTTCCTTTCCTAATCGTTTTTCGCCCTTTGATGTGAGGGCAGTTATAAATCCGTCCATTTTCTTATTGAACACAAATGTTTCGATTGTCGGCAAATCTTCAAACGGAGTTTTAATTGTGTACTTATCGCCTGCCTCAAGCCACCAATACGAAAACAGCTTAATTTTTGTCGGGCGGTATTTATATACATCACCAAAAAAATTAACAGAATTATATTTTGTGCCGATATCACTTGCTGTTGTTCTGCACCTCATCAAAATGTTATCGGAAACATACCAAGAAAAATCGTTACTGTTGCCATACAAAAACGCTTTTTTATCAGCAAATTTAGCACTGTACATACGGATAGGCTCAAGTTCGTAATCTTCAAAGGATAAATCTTTGTACGAATCGATTGTTTCAACGGAAGATTGAGAATACAGCCTTTTAAAACGCATTTTTCCGTCGGCATCTATAACGGCAAAGCTCAAAGTTAACTCTGCATAAGCTTGGATTAAATCTGACAAGGTAATGTCCTTTATAACCTTTTCCACGCAGGTATCGTCAAATTTCAGCGGTACACTAAAAACAGATAAGCTCGGCGGTGAAACCCCTGTAATTGCATAATCTTTGGCAAATTCTGCGATTATTGAATAAAAGCTCTTAAAATTATCGTCTTTTTGATAGTGCGCATAACCATAAGCAAAACTGCCGTCCTCGTTCTCTTTGCCTGCAAACCACAAAGACATATCCACCTTTGACATATCATAAAAAGCGTCATAGGCTGTGATTTTGACGATGTTACGCTGTTTTTTATCTCTTTGAGCCGACTGAATTTTACCGTAGAAAACAGGACATTCAACCGTTCCTGTTTCGGCAGGACAAATAAGAGTATTTGACGGGTACAAATCATCTGACGGATACAACTCTGATTCAAGATATGTTGCCGTTATGATGACCTGTACCGTCTTTCCTATCAAAGCCGAGCAATCATAATCAATGAGTTTCACGCTCATTTCAGAGGCTATGCAACCGCCGAATTTCAATTCTTTTTCAACGATTTCATTTTCAAGCGAAAAACTGTCAAGCACGATACTTTCACCTGTTATATTCTCAAAACTGCCGTCGGGGGAATGCAGGGCAACGGTGTTGTAAAGTGTGTTTGTTTTCAGCTTATCAGCAATTTCTTTAGATACAAGCGTTTTTATCACCCCTTAATACTCAATCAGCTCAACAGTAATCGGCTGATAGGTTATATCACTTTTTTCGGCATTCATTACGGTATATTCAATATCAGGAATATAAAAATAAGAGGTGTAATAGCTGTTCGTTTCATCGTTCCAATAAGTTACCCTGCACTTTCTCTGTAACTTATTCGCCATTGAGAGGTTGATAATCGACTGAAAATCAATCTTTTCGTCAAGATGAAGAATGTGAGTTGAAAACGAAATTTTTGTTTTGTAATTTGGCAGCGTTGCCCTTTGAAGCGTACCGTTCTGATCTCGTTCCGCAGAAGTTTCAAGTCGCTGATTCGGAGTTGACGAAAATGCGGTAATGTACTTATTCGGCATTATGTTGTTGCCGAATTTAAGCAAATAGCCGTTATAATTTGACATATCATTTCCCCCTTTATGCGAATGCGGATTTACCGTTGTGTCTGCGTCTGTAAAGCTCATCCTGTCTTATCATTTCTTCAAAAAGCGTTGAACCCTCAAGCTCGGCAGTAAACGAATAAGTGTTGCCGCCGTTATTGCGAAAGATAATGAACATTTCATAAATGCGTTTAAGCAGGTCAAGAATTTGTGTGAGAATCACTGTATCCTGACCGCCCGAATTGTCGAGCATACCCTGTAACTTGTTAAGAGGAGAAATAACCTCAGGGTTACCGCTGTTAGCACCTGCGTTATCGCCGACAACCGCAAGTGTCGGAGCTTTAACAATACCGCCTTTTGCAAATTTTCGTGCCGGTGATTCCGTGGGTTCTTCAAATCTCGGAATGAGAGGCGGATTTTCAGGCATTGAAAAACTCCAATCCTGTCCAAAAGCCGCTCCGATAATACCGGCTATTCCGCCGATTGAATTAACAACGCCAGAAACAAAGTTATAAATACCTGTCCACAACGCATTTATGCCGTCAATGATTGCGTTTATAATGAACTTAAACACGGCACAAATGCCGTCCCAAATACCTTTGAAGAAGTCGTAGATACCCTGCCATGCTTTTTTCCAATCGCCTGAGAAAACACCTGTAATGAAGTCAATAAGACCGCCGAATGTTTTCTGTATAGAGGTAACCAACCCACCAATAAATGTAAACACATTATCAAACACCCTTTTTACGGCATTGAAAACATTCTGAAATATAGGTCCCCAAAAGCTGACAAGCCAGTTTACAAACGGTGACAGGAAGTTATTCCACACGGTTGAAACACAGTCTGCAACCTTGCCGAAGAAGTTTATTGCACCTTCAAAAACAGGCTTCAGCCAGTTTTCCCAAGCTGATTTTACGATTGCTACGATAAAATCCCACGCAGGCTTAATCCATTGATTGTAAACATTCATCAGGGTTGTGCCGATATTGGTAAACATATTGCAGACATTCTGAAAAATCTGCTGTCCGTTGCCGTTCCACCATTCGCTGATAATTGTTCCGATATTTCCGAAAATCTGACCGATAAAGTCAAACACATCTGCAAACTGCAATTGTAAATTTTCAAGAAATTCTGTGATTGTTGCACCGTCATTTTCAGTCCATTCAACAAGGCTTTCGGTTGCGATTGAAAACGCACCCGAAACAACTTCGCCGACTGAACCCGCAAAGGTTGTAAGACCGCTTAAAAGATTGGAAATTGATTCTTCCATTTGAGGGCGAACATTGTCAATTGCATTGCCTGCAAGTGTACCGAAATTATCAAAAAAGATTGAAAGATTGTTATAGCCGTTTGTAAGATTGTTGCCTATGGTGTCTATAAAGCCGATAATCTTTTCCCTGTCTTTTGAAATCCACTTAGCAACACCGCCTGAAATGGTCTGAAACGACTTTCCGCCGATTGTCGCAACCGCTCCGAATGCAGAGCCGATTGCCCCGAGTTTTGCAGAACCGACCTTTTGCATTGTGCCGAATGCCTTTTGAACTATGGGAACAGCATTATCAAAAACGGTCTTGCAGTTCTTGCCTATAGCTGACCAATCAACCTTGTTAATACCTTTCTGTACATTCTCGACAAAGCCTTTGAATCCGCTTTTTTCGTATAGATTTTTGAATGCCCCCGAAAGGTTTTTGCTTGTGTCCTTGACAACATTCTTTGCAACAGCTCCGCCCGATGAGCTTTTTGATGAAGATGTATCTGACTTTGAAGAACTATCGGTACTTGAAAGCACATTCAGCTTATCAAAGCCCGCAACACTTCTCTTTGCTTTTTCGGAACTTTTCTGAACATTATCAAGTGACTTTGAACTGCCATCTGCCGTATCCGTAAGGCTTTTGGCAGAATCGGACGCAGATTTGATATTGCTTGCGGTGTTGTTGCCTGTATCCCAGCCGAAGACCTTTGAAAGCGATTCAACCGCACCTTTGGCATATTCCGTTAAAGTCGCAAGTGCGGAACTCAACCGCTTTACAACCTGAGTTGCCACCTGTAAAATAGGCTGACCGACTACGGCAAGGAGCTGTTTCCAACTTTCTCTGAGGTTGCCTGTTACATTCTCCCAACCGTCTGCTTCACGGCTTGCCTGTCCCATAGCACCCGAAAGCTGATTAGCGTCCTTGACCATTTGCAAAAGCGTGAGCTGTTTCTGCGATTCCGACAAATCCGTAAATGACTTGCCATACAGCTTATTAGCCGCCGCATTTCGTGTGGTTTCAGTACAGGACAAACCGAGTGCGGCATCATTTTCAAAGTTGCCTTTGAGAAACGATTTCAGGCTTTCTGCGGTATCTTCAAGCGAACGGTCATAATATGCGGCACTATCGGCTGTTACCTGCAAAGCCTCCTGCATCATACCCAAAGCACTTGAACTGTCCATTCCAGTAGTTTTTGCAAAGGCATAAATGCTTGTGCCGACGCCCTGCAATCGGGTTTCAAGAATACCGCTCTGATTGGCAACACTCTGAATGGCTGATTCTGCCTGCGACTGCATTGTGCCGAATGTCTGCTCAAACTGCGAATTTGCCGCATTGACTTCCGCAGCCGATTCAATGCACTGCTGACCGAACTCCTTGATTTTAGCAACGGAAAAGGCGGCAACCACAGCCGTACCGATTTTCTTAAACGAAGATGAAACCGAATTGCTTAACTGCTCACCGCTGCCTTTGATATTTGAAAACTCTTTCTCGGTTTTCTGAGAAACGCCCTCCGAAACCTTTGAAAAGGACTGTTTCATATCCGTGCTTACATTTTCAAAATCTTTTGAAAGACTTGAAAATGCCGAATCAAACTTTTTTGTAATTGAATCGGAAATCTTATGCAATGTTTTGGAAATATCATCACCCGTAAGCCTGACATCAAGCTCAATTTCACCCGCCTTTGTCGCCATATTCACCACTTCCTTTCATTTTAGATTTTTTAAAAACAGGCATAAAAACAGCGCACACCGCTATGATGTACGCTTAAAAATTTTGCAAAAGAACAGCCACCCCATTTGGAGTGGCTTTTTGTTTTAGTTGTTGAGTTCGTAGTATTTGATGTCGATTTTCGGAAGTGACACATTGTTGCCCATTACGGTTTCATATGTATAGTCGCCGTCACAAGTTCCCCAGAATGTGATTACATCATCTTCAAGGAGTTTGTCCGCACCGTCAGGAATTTCTACAGTTGCGTAGATTGTATCAGTCCACAATGGTTCATCAAGATACTCATTTTCTTCTTTGGTTATATTGATTCTCAGGTCAACCGAATCGCCCCAACCTTCCTGAACCTGAATAATCTGACCTTCAAACTTGTAGTCATTACCTTTGTACTTGTCAGGGTTTCTTGAAAGAGTTTTAAAGTCGACTGTTTTGCAACCGTCTTTAAATTCTTTTTCAACCTTCTTCGGGTCTTTAGTAGGCTTTTCTGTTGCAACTTCTTTTGTGGTCGGTGCTTCTGTCGCTTTTTCAGTTGCTTTTTCTGAACTCTGATTTGCAACAGTAGTTTCCTGCTTTGATTTGTTTGAACCGCTGTTACCGTTAATTGCACCGTTTACACCGCCAACAATCATAATAGCAACAACGATAATAACCCAAAAATACCAACGCTTGTAAATTTTCTTCTTCGCATTTACAGGATTTACGGTTGCCGAGGTTGAATCGTTTCCGCCAAAGCCTGCACCGCACTTGTCGCAAAATTTTGCATCGTCCTTTAATTCGTTTCCGCAATGTGGACATTTCATAAACATACACTCTCCTTAATAAATTTGTTAGTGTATGTTACATTTTATCACTATATATTAACATTGTCAAGAATTTTGTAGATACAGCGAAATTTATGTACAAATTTACAGATTAGCAAAAAAGTTTTGAAATTCTGCAAGAACGGTGTTCATATCTTCGTCTGAATAGTGCTTTACATTCCTTGACCGCCACTTGTTGCGGATTTTATGCTGTGACGAAGTAAAGTTTTTCAAGACCTCTTTGTCGGTTTCAAGGCGAATTTGAACCGTTCTTGCAAGCGGTGTTTCGGGTCCTAAGCCTTGCAGAAGTGAGCAGAACTCATTCCAACTCATTTTAGCAAAATCCTTTGAATAAATGCTGACCCCGTACTCCGAGCGAAAGCTCGACACGATTAAATCAAAGTCATCAATCAGGTCGTAGCCGGGGTCTGAACTTCCCCCTCGTCAGTCAAATCGCCTGTTGCAATTTTGGCAGATTCGCTGATAAGGGCGTTGAAATCGTGCATATTCAGCTTTAACTTTTCAATCTTTTCTCTCTCGGATTCATCAAAAAGAAGATGATACATTTCGATAACATCTTTACTTTTACCGTTGCCGTCCTCAAAAAGTGCCGCAACTTTGAGCATTGAAACTGCGTCATTGTTGATTGCAAGGTCAACATTTTTAACTCTGACACTCGGCTTTTCCTCAAAATTAAGCTTGTCTGTAATATCAATTAACTTTGACATAATCGTTCATTCCTTTCGTTTTTTAAGCGGCTGCTGTATATACAGGTTTGCCGTTTGACATAACTTCAAATTCAAGCGGAGCAACACCCGTACTTGCGCCTGCACCGTTTGATGTAACGGATACAACTGCATTTTTAAAGAGGACGGTTGCACCGTTGGGGAAGGTCCACATAAACGAAACTTCTGCCTTTCTGCCGTTTTCAAATGCAAGGGCGGCAATCTGGTCATTGCCTGCGTCACCGATTGTACGCTTGCCCTTTACCGAAATTGTGATTGACTTTGCTGTCATAAGCCTTGACTTCCAGCCCTCGTTTTCAAAGGCTGTCCATTCCTCGACGCCGTTGTCAAATGCAACAGAAAATTCTTCGCAGTTAGCAATATTTGTCGTGGCGGATTCTGTTCCTGCCTTGCCAACCGCAAACTGATTTTCATAGCACGGGAATACTCCCGATTCAACTTTTGCCATAAAATTACTTCCTTTCGTAATAAAATTTAACTTCAATGACCTGCTCATACACACCCTTGTCGTCTGTTCCCACATCAACGGGTTCTTCCGTGAGCAGTTCGATTATATAGATTTTGTGTTCCTTAATTTCAACATTTTTAATGCCGTAAAGCGTTTCGTAAAGTCTGCGTGCAAACTCCTCGGTTTCTCTTGCGTTGTCGGTGTAATGGATAAGCAAAGACACGCTTATTGTATCGTAGGTACTTTCACCGCCGATTGCCCTTGTGGGTGTTCCCGACTGCTTTAATGAATACACACCGATTGACCTGTCCTGCTTGTTGTCAAGCTTGCCGATGTAATAATGCTCGGCTGAGGTAACGCTTTTGAGCCAATCTCTGATGTCCGATAAGTAAATCAAAGTCCTGCTTCCTTTCTGTAAAATCTCACAAATGCCCGACTGCAAAAATTCTGCCGTGTACCACCCTCAAGCCACGGTGAGAACCATTTACCGCCGGCGGCAATGTTTTCCTTACGGCTGAAATTATACTCGGGATGAAAATACAAACGCCTTGCATACGGAGTACTTGACACGATTTTAACCGTGCCGTTCCAACTCTGCGCACAATCTTCAAAGGTGTTTTCGTTCTGAAGATTGCCCGTATCAAACGGCATTACCTGCGTGTTTTTCACCTGTGTAAGAAGTGCGTCACCTGTCTGTTCAAGAGCCTGTTGCTTTGCCTTGTCAAGCTGTTTTACAACAGGCATATTGAGTTTGATTTTTGATGATACCGAAAATCCCACTAAATCACATCCAATTCCGTAAAATTAACTGTGCCGTCGGGGTTGCGGTGTTTTGTACCCTGTACGATGTTTCGTTTTACGCCGTCAAGGATTACAAAGCCACCGCTTAAAGTGGGGCTGTCGGGAGCAATGTCGCCGTCAAAAAGCAAGACAGCCGACACCTGAACAATTTTCTGCTCTTTGGTATAGACCGTCTTTGCCTTTGACTGCACATTGCATACAGCATTGCCTCCGCACAATATATTTGACGGATAAAGATTTTCGGAAGGATACAGGTTTTTGCACTCAAATGCGATAACAGGAGAGCCGTCCTCGGTTATTCCCTCACCGTAGATTGTGACCTCGACAGGAGTTTTGCAGAACTGCTTTTTTACAAGTGACGGAAATTTCACGGTTTTCACGCACCTTTCAGATTGCAGGATAACAAAGTCCTGTTGATTTTAGCAACGCATAGAGGTCGGCAGGAATTGCCACTCCGCTGATACACATTAAATTCCAGCTTGCGCCAAATTCCATTGATGTGCCGTTGATTGAATAGCTTTTCAGGTAGGAAGAAATCATATCGGCATTTTCTTCTTCAAAAGCAGTAAGTCTGCTATGCACTCTGCTGATGATTCTCTTCTGCATTTCCGAAAGTTTTTCAAAATCAATGCGGTTAAAAGTCAGAACATCAATGTGTTCGGCAGAGATAATACTGTTTTCATCTCCGCCCTGCTGTTCAATGTAATCGGCATACATAGATTTACTCCTTTGTGTCTGACTTGGTACTCTCTTTAAGTTTTTTGTTTTCGGCTTTGAGCTTTGAATTTTCTTTCTTCAAAATATTGTAATCATCAACAGAAATTTTCTTGCCTAATCCATATTCTTTGATTTTGCCGTTGTCATCCTGAATATCATAACCACGGGATACATAAATCTTAGCTTCCTCGTCTGTGTTGACTGTATATGACTTATTGTCTTTGATTGCTTTCATTTTTTCTCACCTCGCTTTAAGCCTCGGCATGAATGATTACGCCCTGCTTCATAAGTTCGTCAATGGCAAAAGTACCATTAACTTTTCTGTTCTGATATATATAATTATCAGCTGTTCGGCTGTCAGAACCCGGAGTATAGACATTGATATATGAATACTTAACTCTTGACACCTGTGCTTCCGGGTCAATAAGAATATAGTCAATCTGCTTAGCTGAGCTGTCAGCAACACAACCGTTTGTAAAATCAAACAAAGACTTCATTCTTGAGCTTGGCACTTCTACAATCTTATCAATATCATCAACGGAACGAACACGGCGGTCAATGCCCTTTGCGGAACTGATTTCAAGTGTTCTCTGAATACCCTCTGCATTCTTCAAAAGCTTTTTGTACTGTGGTGTCGCATAAAGAATAACCCTGTCGAGCGGTACACCCTCTTCGGCAAAAGCCTCAAGGTTATCGTCAAAATCTGCAAGCACATTCGCCGCAGTTAATGCAGTAGTTTTTACTGTTGCACCAACTCGCTTAGCTTCTGTATAAAGCTTGCTGTAAGTATAACAGTCGAGTTCAGGTATAGCCTGTGTTTTTTCAAAGCGTGTCTGAATATTTGCGATAGTTACTACCATATTTGTTTCGTCAACATCAATAGGGTCGATAGCAAACTCAATATCTCTGTCGTGGTCAAGGGTTTTGGTTTCGTAACCGTTTGAATATGTACCCGAATTAAAACCGCCTGCACCTCGTGTATGGTCTTTATAACCGCTGACCGAGAGTTTCGGGATTTTAATATCCTTACCGTTGATAATCTGAATGTCAGAGTTTGAGTGGTAAAGGTCATCACAAGTAAGGACTTGACCGTACAATTCTCTTAAAACATTACTGAAAATAGTTGCGTATTCTAATACTGCCATAATTATTTACCTCTTTTCTTACTTTTTCGATTTGATGCCGAAAATTCCTCTTAAGGCATCTTCTGTTAAATTTTTGTCGCTGTTGCCGTCACCGCCGATTTTCTTAACTCCTGTGCCGTTCTCGGCAGGTTTGCCCTTGAGTGCGGGAATATCGTCAAGCACCTTTTTAACAGCCTCTGTCAGCTTTTCCGCATTGACCTTGCCGTCTGTCACAGCCTTTGAAAAGTCTGCAATTTTAAGCACATACGGAACGGTTGCAATGTCAACGCCCTGTTTTACGGCTTCGAGGGTTGCCGATTGGTTGACTTCTGCCATAAGTTTTGCGTTGTTTGCGGATTCAACTTCCGACTGCATTTTTGCAAAGTCGGGAGTGTTCTTGGCTTTCTGCTTTTTAAAAGCACCGATAGCCTCTTTCATCTCATCGGCTGACAATCCCTGCTCCTTAAAATATGACTTCAAAACGGTGTCCTCTGTCACGCTCTGTTTGCCTGTAATAAGGCTTGCGAGCTTGTCATAATCAAAGGCAGGAGCGTTTCCCTGCGGTGTTCCCTGCGGTGCAGGTGTCGGTTCATTGGGGGTTGGTGTTGGATTTGGTTCTGCCATTTTTTCATATCCTTTCAGTTTTTCGGGTGTCTCCCGTAATCAGTTTATAGAGTGTCTCTCTGTTTCAGTTTTGCACGGTGTCTCCCGTAGTTTAATGTCTTCGGACAATAAAAAAGCACCTTACATATTCGTAAAGTGCTTAATCCGCTTTTTCTGTTTTTTCTGTTTTAACTGCTTTGGCTCTCGGCTTTTTGGGAGTGTCAGGCTTGACCTCTTCTGCAAAACCGCCGTCAATGAGTTCCTTTGCTCTCTGCTCGGAACATTCAAAAACTTCATTCACAGGTCGGGTTACATAACCGTTCTGCCTGTCATTAAATGCTGTTGTTACTCTGATTTTCATTCTGTCACCACCTTTTCAATATTTTAAACTGGTCGATTTCGACCGGTTTAAATGCAATAAAAAAGCACTCTGATTTTGTGGTGACCCCAAAAAGTTAGACTTGAAAGCGTAGTGGCTTTTAGCTGCTACGCTTTTGTTATGCAACTAAGGC